TGAAGAAGTAACTGATGTAGTGGAGGTGGGTAAATGAGCAACAATTATCTAATCTTAGCGGCTTAACTGTTAACCGGCGGCGCTAACATAGGCCGCCTTTTTTCTCTCTCTTATTAATACGGATTAATTAAATATGAATACTCAAACTTTTATAGAAACGGGATCAACCTTATCGCTCACAATAGACGGCGGCTCACTTGAAGTACGCGCCGGTGCTACTGATGCGTTTTTGTCGCTATGGTTAGATTGCGACGACGCTAGCGAATCCCGCAATAATTTAACTGGCTTTATTCGCGCCAAGGAAGCCAGCCTTAATAACGTCATGCGTACTGGCGGTTTTAGCGTTTTGGATTATAACCTAGGCGAATTTAATCTAAGTGAGTACGATTGCCGAGTAACAATACCGGCCATTTTATTGTGGTTTCATGGTCGCGATTTTAACGACGAATTAAACCGGCTGCATAATGTATACAGTGAGTTCGCGCCGGCAATTGACTTAACCGGTATAACTTTGCCCCACCCATGGCGGCCAATATCGGCGGGGTAATTATTAACCGCTATCTTTGCTAGCTGTACCATTTAGCCGCCTTAATTGTGCGGCTTTTTTTTGCCCTATTGTTAGCGGCTAGGTAAACGTGTAGGCCGTCCGGTAGTATAGGCCGGTAGGGTAGATTAAAGTTATTCTTTTTGTTAGCTGTAGGGTGCACTCACGCGCTCTCACACTCGCCCGCCGGTATTGTCTACCGCTAGAATTCCCTAAAATAAACCGCGCATTATTCCCACAATATACCCGTTCGATATACCGTTAGATGAATTTAACGCGGACGCTAGAAAGGCCGTAAACGTAGGCGGGGCGCGGCTTGCAGGGGCGGGATTGGGACAGGGGGGGTATGGGCGTTAGCGTATACAAGGCTGTACATAGATTAGAAAATACGAACTGTAAAGGTCAGGAGCACAGAAAGGACGGCAGGGAGGCTTGACGGGCTGTCAATAAGGTGGTATATAGTGCTTTTAGTGGGCAACTGCTAAACGCTACTAGTACCTGCACAGGGGGTATTGGTTAGATACTACAAAGGAATACACACTCACCTATGAACGATAAGGGCCAACAAGTAGAACTAGAGTTAACCGGGACAGACTTTGATCTGACAGTACCAGTATACGTGGAAGCAGATGCTGAATTAGACCAAGCGGGCGATATTAACATGGTCATGTATATGTTTGTAGGTGACAGTGATGAAGCCTGCTCAGAAAACCGAGTATCTCTTACCCAGATCTTTAACAGGTGGGTAGATCACTATTTAACCACAGAGGTAGGGTACAATCATCTGTATTCTCTGTCGGATTCGTTACGAGAGATTGCTAATAATATGCAAGATGCGGCCAACAGTATTAAGGAGTTGACGATCCCGGTAGAAGACTATGAGGATGATGTAGATGAATACATGGAGTGAGAAAGAATTAAGCCAGTATGACCCACAAGACCTACTAGATTTCTGTATTAAGCAGAAATTGTCTACTTCCCTAGCTCATATCAAGTATAAATGCCAGAAAGATGGTATTCCGTTTGATTTAGAGCTACTTGACCTAGAACCATACCCTGTATTCTGCCCTGTATTGGAAGTAACGCTGGATTGGACCAAGGTTGGGCAGGGATCTTCTAACTCTAGCCCGTCAATTGACCGTATAGACCCTAAAATGGGGTACGTTAGGGGTAATTGTAGGATAATTAGTGCAAAAGCCAACCGATTAAAGAACGACGGTACGGCTGAAGAGTTCATTTCAGTACTTAAATACATGAAAGATAACGAAAATGGCTACGATCTATGCCCTCCAAGGCAAGATAAACTATGCTAATTGTAAAATAATTAACTAATTTGAATTAAATAGCAGTTTAGGTATTGACTTTTAGTCATAAACATGATATTGTTTTAATATCTTTTATAGGATATGTAATAAGTAAATTTCCTGTAAGATATATAGTATAATACATAGAATAGTTATCTAGATAACTTACTATATATATACTAATAAAATAATAAGATATTTACACTAAAAGGGGATACCTATGGCTATGAATCCTACTAGCCGTTCAGTCAAGAAAGGCTTGCCTGCCAGAATGAAAAAGCCTACTAAGAGGCCTGCACCTACGGCAACTCCGTCTGCAAGACGGCGGCCAATGGCGGCTCCTAAAGCCCAGCCAGCAGCACCTCGTCCTGTAGCTAGACGACCAGCACAGCCTACTCAAAGAGCTATGCCACAATCTATGCCTACAGCAAGACCTATGGCGCGTCCAGCGATGCAGCCTAGACCTACTATGACAAGACAGCCTGTACAACGTCCTGCGGTTAGACCTACAGCGAGACGACCAGTACAGCCTACTCGAAGAATGCGATAGCTTATGGCTGACGAAAAGAAATACACTGAGAAGCAAGAAGCCTTCCTAGAAGCCCTGTGTGGCGACGCTAGAGGTTCCATAAGAGAAGCTATGAACATAGCGGGCTATTCTTCTCAGACACGCACTAAAGAGGTCGTAGAGCCTCTCAAAGATGAAATTGTAGAACGAGCTAGTACGATGCTTGCAATGAATGCCCCTAGAGCGGCTTTTTCGTTGACAGGTGTCCTAGTAGACCCTTCTCAGGTGGGAGCCAGAAATGCTGTTGCGGCTGCAACGCAGGTACTAGATCGTGTAGGTCTGGTTAAAAAAGAAAAGATAGAAGTGTCTACCTCTACTGGTGGCATCTTTATCTTACCCCCTAAAGAAGTCGTGAATGAGCAAATGGAAGAATAAACCAAAAACAAAGTCTGCGTCTAGGCCGCCTTTTGGCTACGCAGCCGACCCAAATAACAAAAATGAATGGGTCCCTCACGAAGCGCTTTTAGAATTACTCGAAGAAGCGTTTCTTTTTTTGGACAATGGAAACTCCCTTAGAGAGACTGCCAAGTGGCTATCTGAAGAGGGAGGTAGAAAAATATCTCACCAAGGGTTATCTACCAAGTGGGCGGAGTCACGCAAAGACGTAGAGACTCCACGAGATAAACAACTGGCTACTAGAAAGAAACCGACTACTAGAGCCGAGAAGAAACAAGCCAAACTAACCACATCAGTAGCTGCTAAGAAAAGATCATTAATAGCTGCGGAGAAAAAGCTAAAGAAAGCTAAGGGCATAAAGGAGACTACTCCTGAGAAGCCCGAAGGGTTGACTGGCACATCTACAGCAATACCACAGAATCAAGATATAATCTTTAAGCCTAACGAAGGCCCACAGACTGATTTCTTGGCTTCTGTAGAACGAGAAGTGTTGTACGGTGGTTCAGCGGGGGGAGGTAAGTCTTACGGCCTACTAGCCGACCCCATGCGTTACTTCGGTAACAAAGTATTTAACGGATTGATTCTTCGTCGTACAAATGATGAACTACGGGAATTAATCTGGAAGACTCAGGAGATATACCCAAGGGCGTATCCCGGAGCCAAATGGCAAGAGCGTAAGTCTCAATGGGTATTTCCCAGTGGGGCTAAGTTGTGGTTAACCTACCTAGAGCGTGAAGAAGATGTACTTCGTTATCAGGGTCAGGCTTTCTCATATATAGGGTTTGACGAATTAACTCAACACGCTACCCCCTTTGCATGGAACTATATGCGTTCTCGTTTGAGAACAACAGATCCAGACTTGCCTGTCTTCATGCGGGCTACCACCAACCCCGGAGGCCCCGGACATGGTTGGGTTAAGCAGATGTTTATCGACCCTGCACCAGCAGGTAAGGCATTCAACGCTAGAGATTTAGAAACAGGGGAAGAGTTACTTTATCCTGAAAGTCATGCTAAGGCAGGACAACCACTGTTTCAACGACGGTTTATTCCAGCAACACTAAAGGATAATCCGTACTTGTACGAAGAAGGTACTTACGAAGCTAACTTGTTATCTTTGCCAGAAGCGCAGAGAAGACAGTTACTTGAAGGTGATTGGGCTATAGCAGACGGAGCAGCATTCCCAGAGTTTAGACCTCACTTACATACTATTGAACCTTTTGAGATACCGAGCGATTGGAGAAAATTCAGATCGTGTGACTACGGTTACTCAAGCTACTCAGCAGTACATTGGTTTGCTATAGATCCTTCTTACGAGACTTTGTATGTATACAGAGAGTTATACCTTTCTAAGCATACAGGTAGAGATTTAGCTCAGGCGGTTATGGTAGAAGAGCAAGATGAATCTGTATCCTACGGGATACTGGATTCTAGTTGTTGGCATAACCGAGGGCAGATAGGCCCCTCAATAGCAGAAGAGATGATTGCTATGGGGTGTCGATGGAGACCCTCAGATCGTTCCACAGGTTCTAGAGTAGCGGGTAGAAACAGGTTACATGAGCTATTGAAGGTAGATGAAACTACCGAGACTGCTGGTATTGTGTTCTTTAACAATTGCAGACAGATCATAGCAGACCTACAAACTATACCTACTTGCCCTAAAGGCTCGGACGACATTGATGTACGTTATAAATCAGACCATACTTATGATTCTATTAGGTACGGTATTATGTCAAGGCCAAGATCTGGCTCGCCTTGGGATACAAGAAGTCCCCCACCGAACAGGTGGCAACCATCAGATAACACGTTTGGATACTAGATGCCTATAATTGAAAAGCCACAAAGCTCACAAGATTTAGAGATAGACATTGACTCTATTACGGACGAACTGTTCGCCCTAGAAAAAGAAGACAATGAAAAGTACGGCAATCTAGAAGGTTGGATTAGAGACCGTTTCAGTGCTGCTTCAGAGAAGCGTGATAGCGACGAACAGCGTTGGCTACAAGCATATAAGAACTATCGAGGTGTGTACGGTGACGACGTTAAGTTTACCGACGCTGAGAAGTCTCGTGCCTTCATTAAGATCACCAAGACCAAGGTACTAGCTGCTTACGCTCAGATTGTAGACGTTTTGTTTGCAGGTTCCAAGTTTCCTATTGCAATCAACCCTACAAAGAATCCTATCAGTGACTCTCCTAGTGCTGTCTATTTCGATCAGACAGAGCTTACTGAAGAAAACATTGCATCTAAAGTACCTAACCCTGCTACCGGCAAGCCGGAAAAGACTGAGCCTAAAGGGCAAAAGAATAACCGAGCCAGACCTTCTCGTCTTGACGACCTTGGTCCTTACTCTGAATCTTTATCCAGAGTTGGTGACGATCTAAATGTAGGCTACGGACAGACCCCCACATCCGCTACTTTTGAGCCTTTAGTTAAAGCTGCTCGAAACATGGAGACTCGTATACACGATCAACTAGAAGAAAGTGAAGCATCTAAACACCTTCGTAATACTTCTTTTGAAATGTGTTTGTTTGGTACAGGTATTCTTAAAGGTCCTTTTGCCTTTGACAAAGAGTACCCACGATGGACAGAAGAAGGGGATTACGATCCTATCTACGAAACCGTACCTCGTGTAGAGTCTGTTTCTATTTGGGATATTTACCCTGACCCTGACGCACATAATATGTCTGAGGCAGAGTACGTTATTCAACGTCATCGTATGTCTCGTTCTCAATTACGAGCACTTAAAAAGCGCCCATACTTTATAGACGATGTTATCGAAGAGTCTATTCAAATGGGGCCTTCGTACAACTCAGAGTATTGGGAAGACGTACTAGAAGACAACGAAGTTACTAACCAAACTAACCGCTACGAAGTGCTAGAGTACTGGGGCGTATTAGATTCAGACTTAGCAGAAGAAGCAGGTTTAGATATACCGGCTAAACTAGCAGATAAAGATCAAGTCCATATTAACGCATGGGTGTGTAACGGTAAGATACTACGATTAGTTCTTAATCCATTTACACCTTCTCGTATTCCGTATCACGCAGTCCCTTACGAACTAAACCCCTACTCTTTCTTTGGTATCGGTGTAGCTGAGAATATGGAAGACACCCAGTTACTTATGAATGGCTTCATGCGTATGGCTATTGATAACGCTGCTCTATCATCCAACTTACTTATTGAAGTAGATGAAACTAATTTGATTCCCGGCCAAGATATGTCTATATATCCGGGTAAGATATTCAGACGACAAGCAGGCGCTCCGGGACAGGCTATATTTGGCACTAAGTTCCCTAACGTAACTAACGAGTGTATTGCTATGTTTGATAAGACTCGTCAGCTTGCAGATGAATCTACCGGCATACCTTCGTACTCTCATGGTATGACTGGTGTTATGGGCGTAGGCCGTACTGCTTCTGGTATGTCTATGCTTATGGGTGCAGCAGCACAGAACATTAAGGCTGTTGTACGAAACATAGATGACTATCTATTAGGTCCTTTGGGTAAGAGTTTCTTTGCATTTAATATGCAGTTTAAGTTTGACCCTGACGCTAACGGGGATCTAGATGTAGAAGCTCTAGGTACAGAATCTTTGATGCGTAATGAGATTCGCTCTCAGAAGTTAATGCAGTTTATGCAGACTGCCCAGAATCCTAATATGGCTCCTTACGTTAAGTACGATTACGTTCTTCGTGAGATTGCAGCCTCTATGGATTTAGATGAAGATAAGATTCTAAACGACCCTAGGGAAGCAGAGATCCAAGCTAAGATGTTAGCGGACTATCAGAAGGTACTCATGGAGAATCAACCAGAGAAACCTGAAGCGCCAGAAGGACAGCAAGATCCTGCTGCAATACTAGCGGCTCTTATGGGTGCTCAAGGTGGTCAAGGTGCTCCTCAAGGAGGCCCACCACCCGTATCTGATCCAACAGGTATAGGCGGCCAAGTACAGCCCGGTGCTGCTCCAGAACCCGGTGCTGCTGGCTTTTCTGCTAACACTGGTGAAGGACAAGCTCCTCAGTAATGGATACTAATGTAGCACGTTCAGTCTTACCTTTCGTAAACGATGTCCATCACTATGAGGGATTCTTATCTTACGTAGAGTGTAGACTAGACATTCTCCGTAGCTTCTTAGAAAAAGAAAAAGATATAGACAGAATACGAGAGATTCAAGGTTCTATAGCAGAACTCAAGCGGCTTCGTACATTGAGAGATGAGGTACGGGGAACCTTAGAGAACGAGAGAAAACATGGCAGCTAAAAAGAAAGCTAAGTCTACCGTAAACGCAGCAGGCAACTACACTAAGCCTACGATGCGTAAGACTCTTTTTAATAAGATAAAAGCTAGTACTAAGGGCGGTAAGGCGGGACAGTGGTCCGCTAGAAAAGCCCAGATGTTAGCTAAACAGTACAAAGCTAAAGGCGGGGGCTACAAGTCGTAATGGCCTTAAAGAAATCACAAAAGTCTTTAAAGGATTGGACAGACCAAGATTGGAGTACTAAGTCTGGTAAAAAGTCTTCTGAGACTGGAGAAAGGTATTTACCTAAGTCTGCTATAGATTCCCTTAGTTCCCAAGAGTATGCAGCTACTACTAAGAAGAAACGAGACGACAGTAAGAAAGGTAAACAACACTCTAAGCAACCTAAAAAGATTGCTAAGAAAACGGCACAATATAGAAACAAAGGCGGGCTTATGTCTTCTAGCGACGATCTAGTACAAGAAAAAAACGAAGGCGGCTTAGTGTCCGACACTTCTCCTAGAATGGAACGAGCAAGAGAAGCTAAGGAAGAAAGACAGGCATTAGGTGTACCAGAAGACACTACAGTCCAAGACGCAGCTTACTTTGCGGCTTCTTTAGCCCCTGTTACGGGAGAGGCTATTGCTGCAAAAGAGGCACTAGAAAGTTTTGAAAAAGGGGACTACGGCATGGCTACATTGTCTGCCGCCGGAGCCATCCCCTTATTAGGTATGCCCGCACGAGTTGCGGCTAAAGCACTTAAAGCTCCTAAATGGTTTAAGGCATCTGATTCTGTTCCTGACAACATACCGGCTCCTGAAAAAGCACAACTTACTCAAATAAACACTAAGATTTACGATAAAGTAGACTCTTACTTTTCTAAAAATAACACAAAAGGAAAGACACTAGACTACGGTGCAGGGCATGGACATGGGGCTTCTATACTAAAAGCGGACAGCTACGAGCCATTTCCAAAGGATAGATTTGTAGGAGGAAAACCTACATTTTCTTCTAGTGCGGACATACCAAGTGAATCCTACGACAAAATAGTAAACACTTATGTTCTAAACGTAGTTCCTAAAGACGTTAGAGATGGGCTAGTTTCTGAGATGGGTAGAGTACTTAAACCCGGAGGCGAAGCAGTCATAGTCACTAGAGGGACAGATGTATTTGGCTCCAAAGCCCGTCCTGTAAAAGCGGCGCTAGGACCTGAAGACGGTTCTGTAATACTAGCTAAAGGAACCTACCAAAAAGGGTTTACTCCAACTGAATTAAAGGAGTACACTTCCGATATTTTAGGTGAAGGGTTTACTGTAGATATAGTAAATACTTCGGGGACTAGCCCCGGAATTAGATTGACTAAAGCCATAGAAAAACACAAAGGTGGACTTATGTACGGCAACAAACAAAATAAAAAAATGCATGGCGGGGGCCACGCAAAGAAAGACTATTCAAAATACAAAAAGATGAATATGGGCGGTTACACTGGTGGTATGACTCAGGCAATGGGGATGAATCCTATGTTTGATGAAACCGAAGAGATGCCACAAATGAACTGCGGTGGGTACATGGGAGGCGGTATGATGTCCGCTGACGTTATTGTAGGTATCGACCCTGTTAGTGGCAACGAAATCCCGCTAGGCTCAGACGCTGAGAATGTTAGAGACGATATTCCTGCTATGCTTTCTGAAGACGAATACGTCCTTCCGGCTGACGTAGTTAAATGGCATGGTCTAAAGCATATTCAAGAAATGCACGACGAAGCGTCTATGGGTCTAATGTCAATGGCTATGGACGGCCTTGTGGCTACTGGAGAGCCTGCTGTAAAATCTAAAGATGCAGAGAAAGTTAAGCAAGAATACCGTACTGAAAAGGGATCTAGAAAGACTCCTGAAGGTGTGGAAGTAGAGCTAACTGCTTACGAAGTAGAAGATAATGCAGATTTAGAAAAAGAAGACGATTCAAAATACAAGTCTAAAGTAAAAGGCAACATGAAAGAGTATGGTAAGGGTGGTCTTTTAGGCTACGCTGAAGGTGGCCTTGTAGACGACGAAGACCCAGACCCGTATGGTGATTTACTAGACGATGGCTTTGAGTTTGATGCTGACATGATGAATGCTGAGATGCTTGAAGAAGTAGCTGCGGAGCAACGTGCTAGAGACAAAGAGCTAGAGCCATATATGCGAGAAGAAAGTCTCAGTGAAGAAGATGCTGCTGATCTATTTGATGTAGACGAAGACGCGGGCGTTATTGACGTTCCTGATGGCGGTATGGATACTACTCCAGTGTCAGAAGACGAAGAAATCTCAGAAGACAAAGTAAATAAAGTAGCTGCTGCATTACTAAAGCAAGCAAGCTCATACAGTGGTAGTGGCTCAGAAGGTGCAGCATTTATGTCTGGCCTAGGCAACGGTGTTAAGATGGCCGAGCTAGGAAAGAAAGTAGGCGACCAGTTAGCTGACTACGAAACTAAAAGTGGTAACAATCCGTTTGGATTCTTACGAGACGACAAAGGCTTTTTCCGAAAAAGGGGTTAAGCTAACAGATCGACGGTAAGGGCTACCCGCGATAGCAACACCATTGTGGCCCCCAATAGGTAAAATCAACATGGCTAAATATCAAGGAGCATACCGCTCTGAAAAAGAACAACCGGAGCAAGTTAACGTAGCGGAACGACAAGAACCCGCAGCTACTTCGGTTGAGGAAGAAACATTTAAAAAACGCTACTCAGATTTACGACGGCACTCACAGGCAAAAACAGATGCTGCCGAGGCCGAAGCTAAAAAGCTGAAAGCTCAACTAGATGCTGCGACTAAGAAACAAATTAAGTTTCCTAAAACAGACAAAGAGATTAGCGAATGGGTAACAAAATACCCAGACGTAGCAGGAATAATCGACACCATAGCACAACGCAGAGCGTTAGAGGCTACGGGTCAAGTAGAAAAGAAAATGGATAGTCTTCGTAAATTAGAGACTAAGATCCATAAAGACAAAGCAGAAACGCATCTAAAGGCTATGCACCCTGACTTCGATAAGATTAGACAGGATAAAAAATTCCACGTTTGGGCAGAACGACAGCCTAAATGGGTACAAGAAGCCTTATATGCAAATGACACTGATGCACTAGCCGCAGCTAGAGCTATTGATTTATACAAAGCTGATTTAGAAAAGTCAATGGCCGCAGCCAAGAAACGAAATAAAGGCAACAGTGCCGCAGAGTCAGTAACAAGAACTTCAAGTGCTTCACCTAGATCTTCCACTAATAATGGAAGCTGGAGTGAATCAAAAGTACAATCGCTTACATCTCAGCAGTTTGATGAGTATGAAGCGGAGATCGAGAAAGCCATTCGCTCTGGCTCTTTCGATTACGATCTTTCTGGTGGAGCTAGATAGTAGCATCACCGGATTATCGCACAGACTAGGACCGCATCTGATAAAGCCTACTCCTTGGTCTGTGTTTACCAAAAGTTAAACGGCGTTAGTCACCTTTAGCTAGTGGCCCCTTCACAGGACACCCACAGAACTGAAGCCCTTTCGTATGTTACCTTTTGCGTTTATCAATGCCCCAACTATATTTCTATTAAGGAGAAATCATCATGGCATTTAATAAAGCAACGGGCCACGGAAATCTACCTAACGGTAACTTCTCGCCTGTCATTTATTCTCAGAAAGTCCAAAAGGCTTTCCGCAAGTCTTCTGTTGTTGAAGACATTACTAACACTGATTACATGGGTGAAATTGCTAACTTTGGCGACTCAGTTAAAATTATCAAAGAACCTGAAATTTCAGTAAGCTCTTACGCTCGCGGCACTCAGATCCAAACTCAGGATCTAGACGACAGCGAGTTTTCATTAAACATCGACCAAGCTAACTACTTTAGCTTCAAGATGGATGACATCGAAAACGCTCACTCACACGTTAACTTCATGGATATGGCAACTGATCGTGCTGGTTACAAATTGCGTGACACTTTCGATTCAGAAGTATTAGGTTACGCTTCTGGTTACGCTAAAGGTGCAGACGGCGTTTGGGCAGTTAACACTGCTACTAACGGTGTTGCAGCTAGTTCTACTGCGGGTACGGATGAGTTATTGGCTGCTAACAAGCTAGAAGAAGCTACTTTTGGTGGTTCTACTGGTGCAGGTACGGCAATCAAGTTGTCTAACGGTACAGACACTGCGGGTTTCGCTTCTCCATTAGAAGTTTTGAACCGTATGGCTCGTATTATGGATGTTAACAATATCGACACTGAAGATCGTTGGTTTGTTGCTGATCCTGTGTTCTTCGAGCGTTTAATGGACGAAGGTTCTAAGTTTGTAAGTGCAGACTTTAACTTGTCTATGGACGGCGACGGCATTATTGCTAACGGTCGAATCGGTAACGGTTTAATTCGTGGCTTTAAAATCTACAAGTCTAATAACTTACCTTTCTTGGGTACTGGTCCCGGCACTGAGAGTGACACTGCTAGTTCCTCTAACTTTGGTGTTGTTGTTGCTGGTCATCAATCTGCTATTGCTTCTGCACAGCAAATTGACAAGACTGAAACTTATCGTGACCCTGACAGCTTCGCTGACATCGTTCGTGGTATGCAATTGTACGGTCGCAAGATTCTTCGTCCAGAAGCTCTTGTTACTGCTCGATACCAACTTGCTGCGTCTGCATAAGGAGAATAACTAATGGCTACTTTTGACCAAGCTACAAATATCAACGCAGGCACTCAGCCTGTCCAAACTGGCCGAGGTGTGTACTTCTTAGAAGCAACCATCGACATGGCCGTTGTTAAAGCGCAGAAAACCAGCGCCTTAGTTGCTGGCGACATCATTCAGTGCATCGACGTTCCTGCTAACACTATGATTATCGGTGGTGGTATTGAAGTCGTAACTGCGTTTGACGCAAGCGCTGACGGTACTACTTGGAACTTAGGTGTTACTGGTAGTGGCGGTATCGTTACTTCTATCTGTAATGTTGTAGATCCAGAAGATGCTGCTGCGGGTTCTTACTTCGGTACAGGAACTGCTGGCGCTTCAGGTACTTTCATTACTGCGGCCAACGACACTGTTGACCTAGAAATGCAAGCAGTAACTACTGCGCCTTCAACTGGTGTACTACGAATCTTTATCGTATGTATCCCAGTGGATGCTAAATTAGCACCCGGCGTTGCAGCTATCGGATCGTAAGATAGTGTGACTTAGATTGTGGGCTGGTTCGCTGGCCCACTTTCTTTTACTTTTAATAGAGTGTAATTATGTCTTTAACATATATGGACCTTTGCAATAAGGTACTTCGACGCATCAATGAGGTTGAGTTTTCTCAGACTGATTTTGATAGCGCCACCGGATTACACGCAGCTACTAAAGATGCTGTGTTACACGCTATTGCAAAAATAAATTCAGCGGAGTTTGAATGGCCGTTTAACGCCACTACATATACTCAAACTTTGCAAGCAGGAGTAGAGTCTTATCAGTTTCCTAGTGACTTAAAAACTGTAGACTTTAATTCTTTTCAAATTCAACGTGACGTAAACTCTGTAGTCATCACTAAGATAGACGCAGATACATTCACTTACCCTTTGCCTATTACTAATTTAGGGAACTCAGTGAACTCAGCTACGACAGAGACGTACACAGCTAGTACTGGAGACGCTACAGTAGGTGCTATTAATAATACTTCTAGCACAGCTAACGTAGGAGCTATTATAGATATAGCTTCTGCTAGCTTATCTAGTAATGTAGTTACGGTAAACACTTCCTCTGCTCATGGTCTAAACACAAACGACACCGTAGGTATATCTAGCCTTGGGTTTGATGTTACTGACCCTAATAGCGTTAAAGTTGAAAATTTTAGAACACTAAAGAAAATAGAAAGAGACGAATACTTTAATCATGGCAGAGATGCAGATGCTAACTCTCTGGCCGCCGGTAGGGGTATGCCCGACCATATATTCATGGATCATGGAGTAGGTTCTGGTTTATCTCAGGATTTGTATTTTGGTATAACTCCTTCGCCAGACAAAGCGTATAAAGTTAAATTTAATTACTTTGCTGTGCCTTTTAAACTTAGTGCATACAACGATATAACTAAGATTCCAGATAACTTCGAGCACGTTATAGTAGATGGTGCAGTACACTTTATGTTTACTTTTAAAGAGAACATGGATGCTGGACAGCTAGCATTGATGAGTTTCCAGCAAGGCATCAAAGAGATGCAGAGCCAACTAATAAATTCATACGAAAGAATTACTGACCGTCGTGTAGCATTTGGTGGCGGCAAGATTGGTATCCAAGTAGCTGACAGGGTGTAAGTATAGTGCCAGATCAAACGCAACAACAAACTGTTATATGCCAAGGGGGCTTAGACAACTCAGAAAATCATCTAGCTCTTTCAGATGGTAAAGAGGGTGTGGCTGCTCGCTTGGTAAACTACGAAGTAGGTGAGTTTGGTGGCTACCGTAGAATAGAAGGGTTTAGCTATCTTAACCCCACAGGTAACAACAACACCGCAGAGGATAACTCTACTGTCCCCGGAACAGGGTCTATCTTAGGTGTTTTTGTATATCGTGACTTGTATGATTTAGCGGATGATGTTATTGCTATTAGACAGGTTTCAGGGCAAAGCTACTATTCTATTTACAAAATGCGAGCCGGTAACACATGGCTTAATATATCTGACGGCGGCAAGCTAAACAATCAATCTAGTCAAAACTATAGGCCAACTGCTACTGGTGTAAATAGAGTACATATAACTAAGTTTAACGATGATGAAGGTAACAAAATATGTATAACTGACGGGGTAAACCCTGCGGTTATCTATTGGAATACTACAGGTGGACATAACTTTCAGCAGATCGTATCTACTGGTAATACAAGCTCAACAGATGCTAATGCGGGAGCACCACAGGGCAGTAGCGGATCTAACGACGGTTACGGGGGCGACCAAGCCATAAACAAACCTAAATGCTCTGCTTTCTACAAGACTAGCTTATATCTAGGTGGTGACGGTTCTAACGACCAACCTGCTAGTGTAGTGGCTTATAGTGCGGCTTCGGACATCTACGACTTCTCTGCTAGCGGAGGAGCGGCTCAAATACCCGTAGATGTAGACGTAGTTAACATGATGCCTTTCCGAGATGACTTATATATATTTGGTCGTACAGGCATAAAAAGAATAAAGCAAAGTGGCACAGATATTATTGCCGAGAACGTCACTAGAAACTTAGGGTGTGTAGCTCCTGACAGTGTAGTAGAGATAGGCGGCGACCTTATATTCTTAGCGCAAGATGGATTCCGTCCTGTAGCAGGTACAGCTAGAATAGGCGATATAGAATTAGAAACTTTATCTAAGTCTATACAAAGTGACCTTATACATTTATCTAGCACTTACGATTTAGACAGGATGGTATCTGTAGTTATCCCATCTAAGGCACAAGTACGCTACTTCCTAAACGCAGCTACTCCTACTGATATTTCTGTAGCAGATGCTCCCGGATTTATTGGTGGACTTCGTACTGAAGATAACACGACGGGATGGGAGTGGGGCCGCATACAAGGTATACAGGCTAACTGTACAGATTCAGGTTACATAGGAAATATAGAGTACATAGTACATGGCGACCACGCAGGTAAAATATACCAGCAAGAAATAGGCAGCGACTTCAACGGCGCAGATATTACTGCTATTTACGAAACGCCTTACATTGACATGGGCGACCCTCTAGTACGAAAGACTATACGAAAAGTAGATGCTTTCATTAGAGCGGAAGGCACTATGACTATGGGCTTAACTCTAGACTTTGATTACGGGGACCCTGATCTATTTAGGCCTGCGGATCTATCTTCAATAACTGAAGGTGCTATATCAGAGTTCGGTAGGGCAGGCGTTACTTACGTAGATGATGCCGACGACGCTTCTATATTTTTATACGGTGGACAGACTAAACCCGTTTTATCTTATCAAATATCTGGCTCTGGGCATTCCGTTCAGTTTAGATTTATAAGTACAGGTACGTTTGCCCCTTACTCAATCCAAGGGTTGATACTTAAATTCACGACTTCAGGAAAACAATAATATGGCAGGTTACACACGACAATCAGCTTCCAGTATTGCGAATGGCGTAGCTATATCTGCCGTTCCTTTAAACAACGAGTTCAACGCTCTGCTTGCGGCATTTGATGCCTCTTCTGGTCATCAGCATGACGGTACTACAGGAGATGCCCCTAAGATTGCGTTAGCTACTTCTGTATCTGGTCTACTTCCGCTAGCTAATGGGGGTGTTGCAGGCCTTAACAATGTGACCACATCTAATCCCGGTGTTAATAACGACACAGACGAGAGCTACAATATAGGTAGTTTTTGGGGAAATTCTAATACAGATAGAGGTTACTTGTGTTATGATGCTAGTGATGGCGCGGCAGTATGGAAAGAATTAGTACATATCAACGCCGCAGGCAATGCAATAGACCCCGGAGCAGATAACACTGTAGACTTGGGTACTAGCTCTAATCAATTTAAAGACCTACACATTAACGGTACAGCTAATATAGATGCTCTTGCAGCAGATGCAGCTACTGTTACAGGCATTATCACTGGTTCTGGTGGTATAACTTCTTTTATAAACATCCAAGCGTCGGCTTCTAGCACTGTTTCTGCGAGTACTTTTGCAGGCTACGCTAACAAACGAGTAATCTTAACAGGCAGTACTGCTGCTACTTACGTTCTTCCTGATGCCGTTGTCGGTGATGTAGGCAAGACATGGGTTATCTGTAACGCTAGTAGTGCTGCTATAACCTTAGATGTAGACACTAACAGCCAGACTGTAACTAAACTTGTAGGTAGCGCGGCTGCTACCACTTCTGATATAACTATTGCCTCTGGTGGTGTTGTAGATTTAGTTTGTACGGCAGCAGATAATTATATCCTATACGGTAGTGGTATTGCGTAATGGGAGCGAGTGCGACTGCTTCTGTCGCGGATGTTATAGATAGCTTTAAGTTTACTGCGGGAGACGCTGGTTTTTCTAATTACGCAGGTGTGCATTACGGTATAGGTACATCCATAACTTCACCAGACGTTACTTTAGGTAAGTTTATAGGTAGCGACCCCGGAAACCAAGGAAAGATAGTCCAGTGTATGTCTAGCACTTCTGGGTTATTTATTTTACGCATAGAAAGCGATCATTTTGCTACTGGTAGAGATATAGCACTAGGCAACCCCAGCCATACGTTTGACTACATGGTAGTTAAAGACTCAGCAGGGGTAGAGATAGCCGAGCTAGAAATGCTAGCGTGTTTAGAAAACAACTCTGCAAGTTCCAATGGTCTCGACTCTAGGCTTTTCTTTTGGGTCAATAATAGTTGGCTAGGCGGAGGAAATAACGCCCGCCCTTATTCCGTTACGGTTACTGTTGTGGACGCAGATACATTTACTGTTCCCTTAACTTTAACTAGAAAGAATAGAGTAGTTCCTTCTGGTGCTAGTGAAACTTTTACAGGCTCTACGGGCAAAGTACACAAGTCTACCGACTCTTTAGGTACGTCCGCAGGCACTAGCATAGGTAGCTCAAGTTTATCGTCTAATGTACTTACAATAAACACTAGCAGTGCACATGAGTTAACTACCGGAGACACAGTGGATTTATCTCAAATAGGACACTCTAGTTTTGATCCTAACACAATAGAGCAGATTAATTTAACCGGAGGCTACGGCGGTAGCGCTATGATGGTAGATGGTCAAGATTACACTGTTGAGTTAAGGAATAGATTATGAGTCATTTGTGTGTGGGGCTGTCGTCTTTACCCGATGACGATACCCTTTTTAGATTATTTGAAGATAGCGAAGCTAAGATACGAGAAGGTACACTCCCTCAACAGGCATTGGTAGGTACTACCCAACACGAATTGTTTTGTACTATACGAAGTGAGATTAGTAAGCACATAACTTCTGGGCAAGCTATAGCCTACCTAAAAGATGGTTATCTATGTTGGATAGGTTGGGGAAGTATACGGCCATTTAGGAATGTTAAGGCTACTGCATACAATCAAAAGGGTTTTCTCGCAGGGCAAGACTCTGGCGGTAGTAGAGCATATTTATATGGTGCAGATTTCTGGGATGCCCTAAAGGAGTTCCACGATCTTAACTACGGAGTCAAGTATAAAGCAGTAGGTAGTTATCTTATAAAAGACTCCAGTGCTGCTTTGTTTGAAAAAGAAGTAGGCACACCAAACCTCTACAATAAAGACACATATTTAATGCGTAGAGTTGCAGAGTACAAAGAAAAGAATCCCCTCGAAGGCATACAGAACGCCCCAGAGGACATATACCTAGGCCAAGCCGAGTGGTTTGAATATAGAGTAGCAGATATGAGGTTGGCTTAATATGGCTTTTAGAGAGTTAGAAAACGTAGGTATACAGCCTAATTTTTCTAGGGTGACGCAGGGTGTAGGTGCGGTACAAGCCGTAATAGATAGCACTAACTACGCTTACTTGTGGGGTAGCCTTGATAACACTAACTTTGCACTCATAGATTCTTTTGAGGCAAACACACTAAAGATAATTGTGATGCCTCCGTTCATTAAAGCTAGTGGTAGCTCTACTGACCACACCACTGCTTTAGGTGGAACTACTAAAGTTCTTCTAGACGGAGATAGGAAACCTTAGCGTGATGAGATTACTTTTTGGAATAGTGTTGTTGTTGGTATATTTACCAACACTAGCACAAGAGCAGCAAGATGCTAATGTAGGAGATTTCGGTTCTAATAACCAACAGTCCGCAGAGACTATAGATAACCGAACTACTACTACAGTTACACAAGAAGGGACTCCGGTCCAAACAGCAGTAGA